TCTACCATTTCTGGTGGTTATGCAAATAACACAGTTCCCGGTGGTGCTAATGGTAACTTGGGTGGTCTTCCCGGTATTTCTAACAACGCTGGTAATAGCACATATAACTTTGCTGGTGGTATGACAATAGCCGGTGCTGAAGGTCTTGGATACGGTAACTCAGTATTCCCTGAAATGGCTCTAAGCATTGAAAAGACAACTGTTACTGCTAAAGAACGTGCTTTGAAGGCAGAATACTCAATCGAAATCGCACAGGACTTGAAGGCAATCCACGGTCTTGACGCTGAAGCAGAATTGACAAATATTCTTTCTACAGAAATTCTTGCAGAAATTAATCGTGAAGTTATTCGTACAATCGTTGTTACTGCTAAGGTAGGTTGTCAGTCTGGTACTACAACTGTTGGTCAGTTCGACCTTGACGCAGACTCAGACGGTCGTTGGTTAGTTGAAAAGTTTAAGGGTCTTCTATTCCGTATCGACCTTGAAGCTAACGCTATCGCAAAGAATACTCGTCGTGGTAAGGGTAATATCGTATTGTGTTCTTCTAACGTTGCATCTGCTCTAGTAGCTGCTGGCGTTCTACAGTTCACACCACGTCTAGACGGTAATGATCTACAGATCGACGACACTGGTAATACATTTGCCGGTATTCTAAACGGTCGTTACAAGGTTTATATTGACCCATATGCAACTGGTGATTATCTTGTAGTAGGTTATAAGGGTACATCTGCATTCGATGCTGGTATCTTCTACTGTCCTTATATTCCATTGCAGCTATTGAAGGCAATTGATCCTAACACAATGCAGCCTAAGATTGGATTCAAGACTCGTTATGGTATTGTGGCTAACCCATTCGCACAGGGTCTAACAGTCGGTCAGGGTGCTATCCTACAGGATTCTAACGTATTCTACAACCGTACTATCATACAAAATCTTATGTAAAATACAAACTTTTTATGTGGATTACTTAATAAAAAGTTTGTAATCCACATAAAATTTACTTTACAAACAATAAATACTCCTGTATAATTCAAAATTTACAGGAGTATTATTTTGTCTAAAATTAAAAAAGAAAAATATGGATTTGTTTACATATGGTCTGATCGTAAACATAAGCGTTATAATCAATTTTCTAATTAAGTTCTGCTATAAGTTCTGCTATAAGTTCTGCTATAAGTTCTGCTCCGAGAAACATAAAAAATCCTATTCCGCAAATCCAAGGATTTGCATTCATAAAAAGACATCCGCCTGCGAATGATAGCCCTGTAACTGATAATGTCATAGTTTATCCAAATAACAGGCTACAGCTAACACAGACACTCCAATGAACCAAAATGTAGTGAATGTAGGGTTATCACCACTAATCGTTCCACCCATATAAGCAAGGGTATAGCCATCCAGTTTAAAGCTGGTCTTACATTTTCCCATTCAAAAAATGCTTTAAAAAATTTATTCATAGTAAATTCTCCATTGCGATCCACATGTTGTAATTAGTATTGCTGAAAAGCTGTTGATAGTCAAACATTTCTTTTCGATACATATCCAACATACGAGGGTTAAATTCTTTGCAATTTTGAATATTAGCCATACGGTCGGCCATCTTCAAAGGGACTGCCTTTGGATAAGCCTGAAGCTTGGCAATCATGTCGGCTTTCTTTTCCTTACGGTTTACACCCTTTCCTGATACAGCCGCAACGAGTTTGGCAACCTTTGGATTGAATAAGTCAGACAAACCATCTTCGGACTGTCCACAATCCTCGATCACGTCATGAAGATAACCGGCAGCAATCATATCTTCGTCGTCGTAATTAAACTTGACGAGGTTTTTTACCACATCTGCAAGATGAAAGCAATATGGAAAACGTCCATACATCTTGCCTTCATGAAGGGAGAATGCTACAAAACGAGCCTTGGCTGTAAATCCGGTTTCCATCACTCAATCTCCATCATTGTGATCTTATATTTGCGGGACTTATCTACGACCGTTATAAGGGCCACTGACTGGCTTCCGTCGAAAATGGCGAAGGTAGCCTCGGTTCCCTCTAAAAGGGTCATGGTAAAGCTCTCAGAGACGTTCTTGAGCCCTTCATATGGTGGCTTGGACTTTTTCTGCTTGTCGGACATTGTTCTTCTCCATAATAAGGGATTCTAGTTCTTTCTCACCAGCTATGGAAAGAAAGGCTGTTCCTAACGTCCAATATACTAAACCTTCTTGCATTAAAATGCAATACTCGGAATAAAATCTTTTATGATTTGCTGGCTTGGTTGCCAGCATTAGAAGTCTTTTCTTTCTTAAGGGACTCATTTTCTTCTATCTGTCTATTAATTTCACGTACTTGATCGTCGGTTAGATACCACGTCTTTTTATTTTTTGATTCTTTAGGCTTAGAAGGAAGAAGATTATTCATTCTTTTTGAAAGCCTTTGTGACGAACATATACGAATGTATAGTCTAAGTCAATATCCTCGACATAGACAACTTCCCAAATTACTCGTCCGTTAGGGGTATTAAAAGGGGAAATTATTTCCCCTTGTTGTGGAACATGATCAAGCTCTCGTCCATCTGTAATATTTCGACGAGCGTCATTATCAATGTATCTAAAAGTTTTCATTTAAAGGTTTCTTCCTCTGGTTCAAAGTATTTGAATTCTTCTTCAAACTGAATTGCCTTTCCTACACTTTCATATAGGAACCTTTCAGGTAGACTAAAATCTTTATAGCCCTTGGCAATAGTCTGAACATAAGATCGACTTGGCTTTTCGATCTTATAATTATTCATCTTGTAATAAAGAACAGGATCACCCTTATAGCGAAAATATCGCTTAAAATAAAGCTGATTATCTACACCTTCATAGTGATCTAGGCTTTCTTCACACTTTGGCGTAATATCCCACAAACCAGCATAAAGGATGCTATCATCATCCTTTTCAATATCTGCAAAATATTTAAACACCAGTTTATATTTATCAATTGCCAAACCCTTTACAGGGGTGGCATCTGGACAACGCCACTTCATTTGTTCGACATTGAGATTGCTACCATAAGCAAGATAAAGCATATATTCCACTCCTATTAGGCGTTAAGACTTTCCATACGTTCCTGAAAGAACGCAGTTTCTAGATTATTCAATCCGACGAACTTGATCAGATTGTCGAAATTGAAGAAATTGGGATCGGTACGATACTGAAACTTCTTCACTTTCTTTTCGACCGGAGACACAATGAAACGCTTTTTGTGACCTTCCTGAACAACCTTAACAGGAATATCATGCTTCCTGATGATTGCACCAAGAGAAGTAGTAGCCTCAAAAGCTCTTTTGGCTTCTTCAGTGGTCAAACCTTGTTGACCCCTGCTGAAAAGCAGATCAACAATATATTTTTCAGCAGAATAACGATGACGAATATAAGGCATAACAGGATTTTGTAAAACAGTTTCTTCGATCATGGAAGGAGCGAAGACTTCAGGAATTTCAGTTTTTGCCTTTTCGACGATCTTAAAGCAGAAATTAATCCAAGAAACAATCTTGGTGCCGTCCAGAGTACCAGAATGTTGACGAAATTCAACAGTCTTGTAGTTATTCAGGCTTTCCATATTGATCTTATAATAACGACCAAAACGAGCCCTCATAACGTCGGCAACAGTCTTGAATTCTTCGGTAGACTGAGGGTTAATATCCTTCAGAGAAGCACAATAGCTGTTGGCACTTGCACGACGAGAAGGAGGCATGAAGCTGTCGATCACATGCTCAAAAGAGGTATAGATGCGAAGCAAATTCTTGAAGAATTTGACATCATTTTCTTCAACTTCCTTTTCGACACCGATATGGACATGAAGACCACAGGTGTTATTGACTTTGCAATTCAGCTTACGCAGAATATTGCACATCTTGACGACTTGCTCAACACCTTCTTCACCACGAAGAATGGGCGAAACAATCTCGGCCCCACCAGCCACAGAACCATCAGGAACAAGTTTCCAATAATTAACAATATTGTGAGAATAACCCTTGTTACGGCAATCGATACCTTGCCCAGAGACAAGCTGAGCAAAATCATCATAATCGCCATAATGATTATCAGGAAACACGAATTCAATTTCAATTCCAAAGGAACGGTCGGTGATCATTTCAAAACCTCTCGGTTGTTCATCATGTAAATAGGTATACCCTCTTAAAGAGCCTTTGTCAACGCATTAAAGGAGGATTTTTTGCGTATTTTTCCTTTAATTTTTCTCGTAAAGTCTCTATCTCAAAAACAGCCCATTCCACATCAAATTTAGATAAACCTATCCAACTGGAACATGATTTACCATAAGAATGTTCATCTTTCCAACATCTTGCAGCTTTAAGATTTTCAAGTCTGTCTTGCATTATCGCTCAAATCTCCAATTAATTTTTTTATTAAAAAAGTTTCGACAATATTTTGCAGCTTCTTGCAATTGGGCTTCTGGACTCCATGACTGAAGCACGTAATAAGGTAGTGAATATTCTTCTAGAATATTAATCCAAAATGAATTATCACTCTCCCTCTTGTCGCCACCAAATCGAAGCTGATCTGGTGTAAAAGGAATTTTATCATTTGGAAGAATATACAAATCTGAAGCGAGATATATAGCCAATGTTTCTACCAATTTAGGATTATTACCACGCCACAACCTATAAAATCCTAATGTGGAAAACAGGTCGGTATCCTGAATGATAAAAGGCTTATTTTCAAAAGAAATAACAGACTGTTGTAATGATTTCTGTCCATCAATGATAATTTTCATCTTATCTTCGGTAATGTCAGAGCCAACAGTCTCTAGGTATTCTCTGGCCCATTCAGGAACCAGATGACCATTAATTTCCTTGGATAGAGCCTTGGACAGGGTAGTCTTGCCTACGCTCTCAGGACCGAAGATTGTAACAGTCTGCCTTACCATCTTTTGAAATTCTGGCATGATCCATTCAAAATTCTTGAGCGGATCGTTACGAATTTGTGTAGCTGAGATAGGTAGAATGTCACGTCCAATATTAACAGGAATAAACTTAGCTCTTAGCACTTCTGCCAGCTTAAGTCCATAGAGTTCTGATGCAAAAACAAAATCAATTTTTGCCTGTACATTAGAGAAGATTATATCATGCCAAATATTCCAAAAATCAGGATGATCTGACGGCTCTTGTACAATATCCTGATTAAAAAAATGAAAATGAATTCGATCTTTGTTTTTAAATTGATTACGAAAAGCAATTTCTTTATCATTTTCGATGATAGGCTCGTGAGAACGACTATTCACCATAACATAAAGATTTGAATTAAAACTAGAATTCATAAAATTTTCAGCATACTCAATTAAAAATTCATGCCCCCTTGTTGGGGGCATAGCTGTCATCAGGATCAGACCATTCATCAGATTAATCCACCAATTTTAGGTTGAGGAAGTTTGACATTATCGATTACGACCTTCTTTGACTTATTCCATTCGTATAGACCCCAAAGAGCATTTAGAATGAAAATTGCCATCTGAATAGCCAGAACCTTAAGTCCTTGGCCCCAATATTCATACACTGAAACGATATCGACTGCAATCCAAATCCACCAGTTTGCCATCTTTTTATTATCAAGCATAAGTTGTGCTACAACTGATCCGGCGAATAGAAAGCTATCAAGAGCAACAGCATTACCATCGATTGTCTTTGATGTAAAGAAAATGAGGCTGTATGCTACTACCAAAAGAACAGTATAGTCACCTACAAGTAAATTCCAATTATTCTTCAATTGAGAAAAATTGAAAATGTTTATTCTTGAAAACCATTCTGACGGACTTGAAAATCCCCAAATAATAGGAGAAATAGGAAGTGTTGCGTCATCTGGTCCCCAACGAAACCATCCATAGATCAGCCAAGGAAGTAAGTAAACCTGTAATGCTGCTGATCCGAATAGGCTTTGCTGATAGAATAGAGCGCCTAGAGCAATGACTGATACTGCTCCAATCGGATAATTGAACCTTGACTGAAATACACAAAGATATGTACACCAGTATGATGTACATACTGAAAAGATTTCTAACCAATTCAGCTTGTCGATCCATTGGAAGTAAATTCCTGCAACATATGAAACTGCTGTCAGAACACTTGCAATAAGAATACCATAAAAATTAAGCTTAAACTGTGACATTTTCTACTTCCTTCCACTCAATGGTTTGAACAGCCTTGAATTCTCGTACTGCCAAGAAAATTGTATAAATGTTTACAGGATCGTTCTGTGTCTTAATCCATTTCACAGCGTCTTCATCATTATAATGTCTTGAAATAACAGACGTATAATTTTTGACAACGATATACATATTTCTGGAATGAAGCTTGAATTGTTTAGCTTCAAACCATGCATCACATTCAAGAAGATAAACTTGTTGTTCTCCACCATAACTCGATAAATTACTAGATGTAGTTTTGATTGCATTTACAGTATAAATGCAATTTTTTACAACAATAACATCTTTTGTGGTTGAAACAACCTTATCACCAATTTGAAAAATCATTTTCAACTCTTTATGTTATATTCCCTAAGAATGTCAAGAACAGCTTCCTTAAGAAGTTCAGTCACAAGTTCTTTGTGACTGTCTATCACTTCATCAGGCCATATGTCAATGCCTTCATCATCAAAAATTCCGAAGAACTTATCTAAAATTTCTTCGGCGATTTCTACTTTAATTTTACTCATTTGTATCCCAATAGGCCCCTGATTCGTTTACCATAAAAAATGACACTGGTTTTTTGACATCATTCTTAATTTCGGCTGCTGTCAAAAAGTTTCCAAAGACTGCACCAGTATCAACATTTGTTCGATTTTCTCGACTATCAATCTTCCATACAGGTGTATGACCATGAAAAACGTGCTTACCAAAGTCTTTTGTAGAACTTAAGAAAGGCTCACGCATCCAAATCATATCATATTCGTCCTGCTTATCAAAAGGATATGCAGGATTAACTCCACCATGAACATAAAAATGTAGATCGTCTTCTGCTGATCTTGGAAGGTCAACAAGCCATTCTTCGACATCTACAGGAATATTGTTAGTCGGAAATGAATCTAAGGTTTCCTGATAAACACGGCTACGACGTTCGCTTCGTAGATAAGAAATGAACATATGCTCATGATTACCCATTAGAGCCACTACGGAGCTTTCTGGCATGATTTCCTGTAGAAGGCGGATAATGGCAATGACTTTTGCTGAAGCCTTTCCACGGTCGATATAATCGCCTAGAAACACTAATCGAGAAGGACGTGTATCAAAAGGCTGAGAAGTGTTGATAAATTTCAACAGACGCAAAAGGTGATCACTCAAACCATGAATATCACCAATTGCGTATGTTCTTTTAATGCCAGTTCCCATATGGAGCGAAGCAAATGTTTCTACAGCCCTAATCTGATCATGGCTGAGAAATCTTTCTGGTCTTGTATTATACATAATTTTCCTTACATTGTACCTGTAAATGGTTTTATGACACCATTATCTAGAGCAATGTGAAACTTGTCAACATAATTCTCGTCGTAAAGTTTCAAAATGTCATAGTAATTTGAGTAAGCGAATTCTCTGAACCATCCTGAAGTCACAGAAGTACAAACCTTCATCAAACCGATTTCGAAAGACTTTCGACGATCAGGCTTAAATCCATTCGGTATCTGGTGACGCTCTAATGCCAGCACATATGATTCTTCTAGAGGACCATGAAGTTGCTTTTCAAGTGGCAAAGAATTAAACTTCTCTTTAGAAGTTTTGATTGCTGCACCATCTGCTAAATATTTAAAATATGCAGGACGCTCGCCTAAAGCGACTGATACGTGAATACTATCATGATCATAGATATAGTCGATACCAGTATCCTTACGAAAAAAATCATTTTTCTTTACGTTTAGATTTGGATGACTATAGTCATACGTTTCTTTTTCTCGCTTTTTGATCCAGTCAGCATAAAAAATTGACTTATCATGCATCCATCCTTTAGACTTCAGCATGATTAAATCGTCCATAGTCTTCTTAAAGTGTGGTGAATTCTTCAGGAACCTATGAGTATACTTAAACATTCCTACCTCAAAAGGTGTTAGAAATGGTATACTCTTTTTTGGATATTGTGAGATTTCGTTACGAATTTGAATGAATTCGTAACCAGTAGTTCCCGGCTCACAAATTTCAAATTCTACTGGCTTGCTACCGTTTACAAACATGGTATAACCACGCTTTGTGGCAGTTTCCATAATAAAACTTTTATTATCTTTATAGACTTTTTTCACAAAGTCGTATCTCTCCTGTGAGATAAGATAATCTTCGTCTTTCATTTCACGCCAAAAAGAATTACCGAAATAATTCTTTAAGGCACTTGATCCTGTCACAAAAATCATAATAAAATTCCTTAATTAGAAATCAATACAACCAGAATTGTTCCAGTCAGAAGAAGTCCATTCTTCTTCTGACTCAGTATCACCCTTTAGAGCGACAATTACAAGCTTTTTATCTTCTTCAGAAAGAGCATTATAATCGCCACTCTCAACAAGAGAAATGGCTTCTGACTTTGAATACTTATTCATTTTAAATCTCCTTTATTAACAAAATGATGTCTGCCAATGATCATAATCATCATCTTCGTCGAAGTGATCAACTTCTCCTGAAAGAATTTGATCAGCACGATCCCTATCTTCCCAACTTAGGTTGGGGTATGAACCTTCTTCAACCCACTTGAGGACTTGATCCTTAGTAAGCTTTGGATAATAAGTTCCCATACCATCAGGATGATAATTTACAACCAATCCTGTTTCATTTGCAAGTGCGAGTGCCTTTTCAACATTCTTATTTGCCTCACTCAAAAGTGTTTCAATTTCTGCACTATACTGTGTTGCTGTCTTACTCATTTTAAACTCCATTAGTTATGATTTAGTAGGATCACCCTGAAAAGGATCATGTTCTTCTAAGGCGTGTTTCTTTTTTTCTTCAACAACGGCATCTGCTGCTTTATTGAAGTCGTCGATCTTTTGATGAACAACGAAGTCCCTAAAGGTGGGACCAAATCCATATGGCTCGACTAATACATTATCGAGACAAATCTTATCCACAGTCTTACCATCTGCTTCTGTATACATAGTAATAGAAGCCAAATGATCGGTGGCTGCATCATACATCACTTCATGCAAGATTGATTTATTTTTTACATCTTTGGCAACGAATAATGCTGTATAACCGGCATTATGAAGGTCAGACTTCATTTGTTCAAAATTTGTTGAACAAGATACTTTGTCGAGTTTTGGCGTCTTAATCTTTGCTTCATCAGCAAAGGCGAGACTTGATACAAGCAGAAAAGGGATAAGATATTTTAACATAATGCTCCTATGTGTTATGAACTACAGTAACTCTAACGATTAGGTTCCAATCTGGACCTTGTTCGATATAGTCGCCTAATTCCACATATTCATCAAAAAGAAAAATTTCTTCGATTTCTTCAATCTTACCTTTTACAGGTACATTTATAACAATTTTTGCCTTCCAACGTTCTTTTGTCATTTTTATCTCCATCATGAAAATTTAGTATCTCACAAGAGAATAAAATGTCAAGTGCTATTCGAAGGAAAATCGCTTGCCGTTTGGCAATTCTGTGTAATACTGTGGATTCTTAGACTTAGTATTTAGTCTTCCTACAGGTTCAACTTTTCCTTTTCCCGGCCAAACGCCATCTGTTGTACCATGAAATGATGCAACATCTGAATTATGAGGCTTATGAAGAATAGAATCTTGACCGTAACGAGCACCAAGTTCTGTTAAATCTTTTAACAAAGCACCATGATCATCACCCTGCGTTTTATGTGCAACCACAAATGAATCTTCATGAGAATGCTTTGCAACATCTGTACCAAAATTTTCGACGTAGCCACCTTTTGCTGGTATTACAGTATGTCCACGATTTTTTAAAGCTTTTCCAAGCTGGCTTGTTAGATCAGCATTTTGCTTTTCTGTATGATGTCCTTTTACAGCAGAAATCATTCCTACTGCTCGATTTTTGAACAGATGTTCGATTCCTTCTGATATAAGAATATCTTTTAAAAGTTTAGCCATTTTTTGAGGCTTCCTTAGCAATGCATGGAATATCGCAACGTGAAATACCAATATCACAAAGTTCTCGGTCTGTCATTGAACTTAATTCTTTAACGACATCACGATATTTAAAATATTCGAAAACTTTTTCGGTTAGCTTATTTACAATAGACATATCTTACCTTATAGTGCAGGAACATCACCCTTTGGTGCGTCCTTTGGTGTTGGTGCTGTATTAGGTGTAGGAATATCAATAACACCCGGAATAGCTCCAACTTCTGTTATACAGCTTGAAACAACTTTATTATTTTTAATCTTTGTTTCTACATGCAGAACAATACCTTCTGGACCGATATAATAACTATTAATCACATCAGTAAATGGATTTACCCAACCAAAAGATGGCTTTTGATTACCAATCCTAGAATGATCAAAAGGTGTAGGACACATTTCGGCCTGCATTTCTTTTGTAATTTTTAATTCTGTGGCATGTGCAATACCTACTGATGCAAAAATCAGTGTAGAAACTAATAGTAAACTCTTTAACATATTATCCTATCTTTAATTCGAGAAATTTAATTTTTGCAGATTCCACAGGATCAATTTGTTTCCACTCGTCGGAAGCTGCTACCGCATTATTATAAGCAATTTCATAAAGATTTGCTTCTAATATAATACGTTTACCAAACGATTTTAATTCATATTCAACAAAAAGATCAAAAAATTCTCCGGCGAATTTATGTTGCCATTCTGCAATGGTAAGGTTTTTATAGATAGACATATCTACTCCTTATTCTTCGTTATATTTAAGTTTGATATCCTGTACTGCTAATCCACAACCATATTTAATCTTGTTCATTTTGTGACCGGAAATCGGCATATTGAATTCCATGTTATTGTTGAGGATGCGACGAGCACGGCGATTTTGCTTCTTAGTCATATTATCCTCCTATAAATAAATGACACGAATCGCGAAGTTCCCGCTTCCATTCATTCTATCTCATTAGACTTTAATTTAGGAGACAGCATTTGTCAACAATTATTTATACTGGTTATGTATACATTTGGTATGATACCAAAGCTAAATTATTTTATGTAGGCGGTCATAAAGGTCGAGTTAATGATCGTTATATATGTTCTAATATAAAAGAAAGAAGTGAGGGGATTATTTTATACAGTTCCCCTCGGACTGCAAAACCTTAAAGTTTAAGCTGCAATTCTCATTGCTTCAGAAACAGCGGGTCTATTGTCATTAGCTGCGACATTTACAGTTTTGTGTCCCGTATCAGAGCGACACCGCCCGGTAAACTCCTTACCCACTTCCTGCCAAAATCGAGCCTATTTCCGGCCCATCAAAAACGTATATGTATAATGTTCGGATTACATTATAACGACTATAATCTTTATTATCCGAATAATTTTAATTGTCTCATATACACTTTTGGTGGACCGGCGGGGTACTGCCCCCCGGTCTTTCAGCACTATCTACGATAGCTCAACGTTTACATGTAAACAGAACGAACGCTGTACATATATGGTAGTAAGACTACTATTCATATACATATACATAGGGAACCAAGAACATTCTTTAGAGATTTCTTTAGAGATTTCTAAGTTTAGTTATTCATTCCGTCTACAATCTATTTATCTCATATCCGACTTTGAATGTCAACCCTTAAATTAAAAAAGCTGCAATCCATAAAAATACTACAAGCCCAAGAACAAATATTGAAATTTGTTGTGTTGAAATAGGTTCATGAGTATCTTGAGGATCGATCCAGTGTCTTCCATAAAAACGTTTGTAATTACGCTTAAATTCTGTAGGATACTTTACAACATTTTTAACTTGATCGTGTGTCATACCACTTCTCCTGTTTCTAACCAATGACAATATTCTTTGAGTTTAGTTCTTGCCTGATCTACTGATTCGTATGGACCGGCTAAATCTCCGGTTTCATCGGAAAAAAAGAATTCTTTTCCATCAGTATAGATATTCTTTTCTACCTGAGTTACATTATCGTAATCTGGACAGTAGTCAGAATATTTTGTTTGATTTGAGGCAAAGAAAGATGTTCTACGGAAATTAGCCATTCCGATTTCTTCAATGGTTTCTTTAATAGCCTGTTTAATTGTATTAAGTATATTAATCATGGAGCAACTCCTGTATCCCATTCAAATTCGCCATAACCACCATATTCAGAAACAAATTCATCATATTGATGTTCTGTTAGAATTCTGGTAACTTGATCTATAACCCAAGCCTTATGGTGTGAACCATCTACTTGACCATATTTAAAAATTAATTCAAGAGAATTCTTTATTCTTTGTGAAGAAATCTGATATTGATCTAATCTAATATCAACACCGCATATATCCATTACAATACCTCTAATTGTTTATTGACTTCTTCTAACAAAGCTTTAGGATCGAAAGAAGAATCTAACTTCATTACCTGACCAATAAACCAGTTAGCAAGCTTAGGATTCTTTTTTGCTTTGGCTACCATATCTGGATTAGCTTCAATAGAAGCCTTGATAAGCTCTTTTAGCTTACCAGAATCTTCGTTAATAAGCAAGTCAAATGCATAGATAAGAAATTCAACCTTGGTGAGCCCTTGCTTCTCTGCAATAGGCCACCATGAATAAATTCCTGCTCGGACATCTTCTCCCCACTTATATGTGAAGTCACTCACCGTCTACCTCGTCATGAAGTTCTTCCATATCAGAAAAATCATGATCTTCGAAGACTTTGTTAATCAATTCAAATAGATAGCTACGATCTAGCTCTACATCAGGATTCTTTTTAATCCACTTATCGAGCATTCCCATAAGCTGATGAAAGTATGCTGCATCGACGCCTACAAGCTGCTCATAGAACACATTGATATCATTAAGGTCTAACTTATTGATATCAAATGCAATCTTTAGCATTTCTCCTGCATTGATTGACCATCCTCGATTGATAAACTTTCGAATACGGAACATGGTGCAGATCGGATATCGTGATCCGACATACTTCAATGTCTTGGACATGATAGCCTCAAGAGCATCTGAATTGAGTACTAGACCATCCTTTTCGGTGAAATAATTTGTAACATGCAGGAAGTCATAATTCTTATGAATTTCTGCTGCGTCACCGAAGAAACGAAAAATTAATTGTACATCGTTATTCAACGAAACAGCATTGCTTGTTACCATTGCAACAGCATACTTTTCTTGACTCTTTACATTATTCTTGTTAAGGTAAGATTCAATTGTATCTGCTACACCATCTTGACCTTCGAAAGTCTCAAAATACTCGTAGCCTTCAGTATTGTCTTTTGCACCTTGAAGAATACCAACTGACTTGATGACAATCTTGACTCGATCAGCTACATTTTCGTCAATATAAATCTTAACCTTGCTGTCCTGCTCCTTTGAGCACTTGTCAAGATAATATTCTGCTACCTTAACAGCAGACTCACGAGTTGCAAAATAAAGATCATAATCATTAGGTTGTTCACCCTGCAAGAGTGAAGTAATAGCTCCACCAGTCAGAATGTAATTTTCTTTGATTATTTTCTTTAGATTATCATCATTAATTGACTTTAGCCAGTTATTAATCTTTGCACGAATAACTTTTTCGATTGTATTGCGCTTAAAACCACGACCTTCAATACTCATAATTTTATGTCCTTCTTTCAATCCAACTTTGACGTATTAGATTTCCTCAAATTTTACAGAATTAAATTCAAATACAACTTTTAACATAACATCATAACGATTATCATTAAAAACAACTGTGATATTATCATTCTCTGAATACACTACTATACATAAGTTTTCTAAATTAACTTCTTTATCAGAAATTTTTAGAATAAACCCATTATCATATAGTTTATTTACAAATGAATATACACTTTTTTTCATATTAACGAATGTATTATCATCAGCAATTTCAAAATTATACTCTGAAATTATTTTTTCTAATTCTTCATAAAAATAATTTGTTGACATATTAAATTTCCTTTATTGTTAAACCTTGTTTCTCTAAACGAAGCTGAATTTCTACAGCCTTTGGACCCCACTTACGCCATGCATAAATCATTGGGGTATTCTCGTCAGCATTATTTTGAATTCTATCATAATGATAATTAAAACTTTTCAGTTCTTCTTCTGTATACTGTACACCTTGCTTTTGATAAGGTGTCGTAAATATGCCTGTGACTAGCATATCAGGTTGCGTATCGAAATTATACATTTCATACAGCACCTTGGCAATCTTGTCAAGCTGTGTTAATTCATCGTTACCCTTACTTATTGATATATTCATAATCTTCTTCAAATTCCTCTATTGTATAGTGATCGTTGTCAATATTACATTTTTTTAGAATTTCTTCTGCAAGAAATTGTGCTTCTTTCCAAGAAGGTGATGCTAACTTAGCAGCATCTATACTAACAATTCTCTTGATATTTTTTTGTGCTAATACGGAAGCACAATGAGCACAAGGATGCAGACCCCAACCGTACATAGTATAATTATTGGTGTCTTTATCGCTACAAAAAAGAATTGCATTTTGCTCGGCATGAATTACAAACTTATTTTTAAGTTCTCGGTTTCCAAGATAGTCTTGATCTTCAATGCCTCTAGGAAGCCCATTAAAGCCTACTGAGGCGACTGTCTTGTCGGGACGTACCAATACGGCCCCTATTTTTGTTCCGTCCTTAGACCACGTAGAAACTTCTCTGGCGAGCTTCAAGAATCTGAAGTCCCACTTATTACAAATATGATAACGACTCAATTTACTTCCTTAGATAATTTAGATTTTTTCCATTGATTTGACAGGTGAGCCACTTATTGATATATTCATCTTTAAGTAAGGCGTCTTCTTCAAATATAAGCTTTGCCTCGTAGTAAGCCATTTCAGACTTGCTCTTACAGAAGCGAACAATCTTTCTTATAAAGGCATCCTTACCCTGTGTCAATAGCAGATTCTTCATTTCAGCAGAGCTACCGTAATAATTTTGCCAGTTAGAAGCTGAGACGACTTTGGTGCGTCGGGTTTCACCCTTCTTCGGAGGTTTCCTCTTGGTAGAAGTTAAAATCTTTCTACCTATATATTTTTTATCTGTACCGGCTATAAAAATGATATAGACGAATCCTACGCTTCCGGCTGGAATGTCTGATTCGTCTATTTCTTTACCTTCATAAATCCATCCTGACAAGATTATTAACCTGTAATAAATCTAGGCAGAGTATTTGAACTACTGTCTCTTGCTTCAATCCATTCTCTGACAATATCATGTCTCTGGTTATCGGCAGGAGTCATTTTAATTGTAGCAAAAGACTTCATCTTATCTACAATCTTCAAAACGTCTTCTAAACATGAGTCTTCATGTAGATAAAGTAGATCGTTTTGCTTTGTGTCACCACAAATCATAACTCGACAACCATGACCGACTCGTGTCATACTGGTATCGATTTCACCACCATTGAAATTTTGTACTTCATCAATAATGACGATAGCGTTTTCTAGTGTAATACCTCTAAGGTAAGAGGTAGAAACGAATCTAATTTTCTTTTCATTTTTGAGAAATTTATATTGACCGGGAGCCTGCATCAAATCATTGACAATAGCTTCATAAGGTATTTCGAAAATTTCGTTCTTTTCTTCTTCGTTTCCGGGTAAGAAGCCTTGCTTTCTTGCTGGAACTGCTGATCTAATAATTACCACTTCATTAAAAAGTCTTTTATTCAAAACTGCATCAAGTGCCAGATAAAGTGCTAGAAAAGTCTTACCTGTACCGGCTGTTCCATGTATCAAAACATGTTTTTCATTTTCAAATGCTTTAAAAATTTTATCTTGATTTTTTGTTTTTGGCTTAATAATACGGAGTTGTGGTTTCTTATTACTCTTACGTTCGGTCAAGAAGTCTCCTTTTTCTTTTTGCTCTTGTTCTTCTTCCATTATTTATAACCTTTTACTTTAATGGATTAATTGTAGACCCCGGATAATCCTTTTTGATTTTCTTCAATATACTATTGAAATCTTCGGGAACTTTGACGTCTCCGACGCCTCTATAACTAAGTCTAACCTTTTCAAAAACTTGTCGAAATTGAGGATTATTTTTTAGATAATCCTCAAACTCAACCCAAGGCATTGATACTGTTGAATATTCGCCTGTTTCTTTATTTTCTACGTTATAATTAGGCAATTATACTAAACCTTTAAAAAATGCATCTTCTAATTCATCATCGAATTCAAAATCAGGATCATAGTAACCATGAAGCTCAGCAAGGCTTTCTGCATAGTAACCATGAATGAAATCGACAACCTTTTGATCGGTCAAAATGAATTCAAGAAGTTCATCTGAAGTTAATGAATATTCGTTATAGGTTTCCCTAAGATCGAGTTCGTCCTTGTCTACAAGGGTTCTGAATACGACTGTATTATTTCCCTTAACTTGCTTGAATAGAACTTCATCAATTCTATCTCCGCTTGCTTTCTGGAACATTCCCTTAAGAAATCGTTCCATTGTATCGCGTAAATCATTATTCATTGTTATTTTCCTTATCTAGTTTTAAAAAATCTTCTAGAAATCCAATTACAAGGTAATCAACTCGCTCGTCTCTTACGTCATAAGAAAATCCTTCCTTATAATAGTTAAAAGCATCTGATCTTTTTCTTAGATGTCGAATTGTATCCTCAATTTCTGATTTAGTCAACATCATTTTCTTCTTTAGCTTTTTCTGGTAGCCAGTCAGGAAAGGCTTCCTTAAAAAGAGCATATGTAAGAAATGAATAATTAATTTTTTTATCCTTAACATGACAAAGTAGAATTGCATCATCTGGATGAAGTTTTTCTAACATATTAATAAACAGTCTTTCTCTATCAAACTGTTTTAGATTATCATTTCCGCCTTTACAGAATAGATAAAGACGATTAAATTCCTGCATGAAAGCCCCTTCGGACCCCACTGGCTCTGACCTCTTAAAGTTAGGTACACCTTTAGGTAAAAGCCAAAACACGTTAGGGTGATATGCTCCTTGCACGACATAACGCATTAAATGCGTTGCATGACTTCTCAGAAAATCAATGCGATCTTTCTTTAGTCGGATTTCTGATGCTTCCTTAAAAACCTCAGAAATTGGTTTATTTCTTGCCATTCATGTCTCCTAAATAAATTCTTGGTAATGTTCTAGCAAATATGCAAGATTATACTTTTGAAGATAATCCATAAGCAAATTTGGCTTTTTGCTTTGATCAATCAAATCTTTTATAATATCAGCCTTGATTTCTGCTGGTGTATGCTTTAAATTAATTAATCGATCATTTCTGATATAGTGAGAGTCTGCAATGACCTTATCAAACTCATTTTTATTTATAAACCATTCATCAATCTTTTTTTGATAAATTGGCTTTTGTCTCTTGGTATTATTAATAAAAGTATCATCATCAGAAAATATATTCGGTATTCCATCCGTTGCATCACCTTTAATAATGTGCTCAAACAGAAACTTCTTTATTTCATCTTTAGTATAAAATTCTTCCTTCATTGATTAAAATCCTTATCCTATTATATAAATAATATATTACCACAGAAAATAGGATAAATCAATGGCTTTTATATACGCTTTCATAATGATATAGAGTATATTATTCATGGAGAATTAAAAAAATTTTGTAATATACATAAAATATCTTTTAGTCAATTATATAAGGATGTTAATGAAGAATACAATACTGTACCAAAAATTTCTAATAAAGCAAATTTTATTAGAAATTTTGAGGAAAGAAAAAATTCTGAAGGTTGGTCAATCTTTCAACTTGATTAATATATCTCTAATAGGTTTGTATATAGAAACTTTTTCTGATAATAATTGTAAGAAATCTTTATCTTCCGAAATAATCAGACACTTCTTCACATATGGTGAAGAAGCCAAAGTTCCGATAATATCGTCGGACTCGGCGTTGGCAACCTGAAGGACAGGAAAAGGAATATATTCACGCAATTCTTTTTTGATTTTATCCATGTATTCGTGAATAGCTACCCAATCAAATTCAGATTCGTCTTTACTTTTCTTACGTTTTGCTTTATATTGTTCGAATATAGAGTATCGCCAAGAACTACCAGAGTCACATGAAATAATCATGTTACCATATTCTCGACCAAACTTAGTTCTATATCGACGAATACTATTGAGAATACTGTGTCTAATCAGGTCTTCGTCGATCAGATAATTATTATCTCTATGAATTTGAACCATGATAGAGGCTATCATGGTTCCGTGAAAATCTACCAAAATTGAAATATTTATCATCCTTCCGTGAAAATCAAGTGATTTTTCTATAAATAATAAGTAAGGAGAATCACTCATGTTAGAAACTAAATTTTATGTTTACATTTATTTAAACCCTTTAGATAATAATCAGCCATTTTATATTGGTAAAGGTTGTGGAAACAGACATAAAATACATTTAACACACTGTAGGGAAAAGTATACTAATTTAGATAAGTATAACTTAATTCAAACAATTCGTCAAGAGACAAATAAAAATCCTCCCATAATTATGTATGCGACTGATCTTTTTGAAGATGAAGCATTTTATTTAGAAGAAGAATTAATTGCATTTTATGGCAGAAAACTAAATTCAACAGGTATTTTATATAACCTGACAGAAGGCGGTAGAGATTGTTTTCCTTTACAAAAAGGAAACCCAAAAACAAATTTTCAAAAACAAAAAATTTCTAAAGCAAATAAAGGTAAAATATCAGTTGTTGATAAAAATGGATTTGGTCTAAAAGTCTCTAAAGATGATCCTCGTTGGCTATCTGGTGAACTTGTCGGAGTCAAAAAAGGAATTAAAGAATCTAAAGAAACCAGAAAAAAGAAATCTATTGCTAAACAAGGAATTATTCCACCTAAACAATTTAAAAGTGGTGATATCCCTTGGAATAAAGGAATATCCCATTCTTTAGAAACATTAGAAAAAATCAAACACTCAAATGATAGTAGAATTTATAAAAAGTCTACTTGTATCAAGTGTGGTTTAAAAGCTTTAAAATCTAATATTACTAGATGGCACAATAATAATTGTAAATATCAATGTGCTTAGGCGGCTTCATTACCCCAAGGATCAATAGATAAAGATCGTGGTTTAGCACGCTTTTTTGCTTCTGCATAAAGAGCAGCAGAAAACATTTCAATACCCTTATCGCTAAGAGATTGAATTTGCTTTTCAATAAGATTTCGAATAAAATCTTCAGTTACAAGTTTATTCTTGTAGCGAAAATCCAATACCCAACCTTTTTCTTCAATATTTACTGGTAGTTTCTCAGTCATAATTAATATCCTGTATTGTAAACAAACTTTGGCTTTTCGAATTCTCTAGGTAGAGTTAACATTGAATTAAGTAAAGCGTTCCATTGGTCTTTGCGAGCATTCCAATTATAAACTTGATCTGCATATACCTTCTGGTGCTTTATTCTCAACCCTATATTAACATCATTCTTGAGATTTTCAATACCCATTCTCAATGCACTGTAAAATATTTGTGCATGACGATTTTCATCTTCTGTAAATTGATACATATATGAAAAATTAGCGGCTGTCTCGTAAAGAGCGCCTAAATTGGAATGAACACAGATCAGACCGGCAGACATAGCTTCTATAAGACATAGACAGCTTGTTTCCTGCCACTTTGAAGGGTATGCAAAGATATGTGCATTCTTCAAGGCTTCTCTAACGACTTCGTTAGATTGTGAACCATGATAATTTATGTTAGGATGATTCTCACATTTTTCAAAGAGAGACTTAAATTGATCGTCTCTTTGTTCCCATCCATAAAGCTTGAATGAAGAAAAAACATCTAACTCTAGATCAGGATAGACTTCTAACAGCTTTTCGAAGACTGGTAGGAGGATATTCAGACCACGATGCGGTGTAGGTGTATAAATCAGACGAACCTTGTCAGTAGGCTTCTTATCAAGGTCTACGTCAATAGGTACAATTGCGTTCTGAATGACTAGGCAACGTTCCCAAGGAATTTGATAACGGCCAATGAAAGATTGCATCTGCCAATTAGAAACGAAAACTAGCAAATGAAACTTTCGCCATCCGCCATTATCGAGATATGCAAGTTGAGGATCATTCGCAAGATCATGAATATAAGCAATACGAATTTTGCTTTCATCAAGTTCTTCTGTTAACCTTGTCGGAATAATCTGAAAATTATCCAATAATTCTGATGGTAAAGAATCTTTAAGACGCTTTACCATTAATTCCGTACCTCCTAACAAAATACTATCACTCATTTATTATTACCTCTTTTTAGTGCTGATTGTCTCATTTTTTCTTTAGCTTCTGACATATGAGGATTTCTTTTATCCTCTATATCTTTTTAGCTCTAAAATTTTAAAAGTATTGTATGTCTGTGAATTGGCTCTGCACCATGCATAACCATCATTAATTGATATAATTGTCCACAACCCTTTTTTATTTGAATCGTTAACATATTCTACCAATTCACCAACAATTAATGGTGCATCATATACGATAAAATCTATATCATGTTCAGATATTTTAAATAATTGTGGATCGTAATTCCAAGGGTTTTTTACATAAAAAATATTTTTACGTTCACTCTCATTTTTTACAACTTCAAGTGTAAATGTTGTTTTTAGTTTTACTCTATCAAAATTTGCATATCTCATATTATACCTCAGTTTGTATTGATTGTGGTGATACCGCTGAAACCTTCGTCTACAGTCGGCATTTGAAATGTGGTTTCCATCTGGTCGATGACATGACCCGGAATAGTCTTTCCCGGTCTTGAAGCGAGTCTTTCCTTATGAATTTTATGATCACAATGAAAAACGATTGCCTGCTTATCATATCCGGCAGGAACCAAATCGAGAATTTTCTTACGTGAATTTACAGTCAAATTCGTGCGATCCACGAATACGTCCTTACCATCGATCAAAGCTTCTGCCAGATCGAGAAAGAACTTTTTCTGTGCAACGTTGATAAAACGTTGAAACCCTTCATTGTAGGTCAATCCTTCTGCCTTGCACATATCCTCGATGATTGTATCTGAAGATACAATAACAGCATCCTTACGATTGACTGCATGATTATTAAGCCAAGTTGACTTACCTACACCCGGAAGCCCTACAAGAAGCCAAATATATTTTTTCATTTTAGTTCCTTTTTACATTTCTGCCAGCGAATGTATGTGTTTGAGAATGACAATTCTGACATAAAATTCTTAAATTGTCAATAAAATTGTTCTTAGGATTTCCATCTTTATGATCAAGCTGAAGAACTAATTTCTTATTATTCCAAATTTCTCCAACACCACATTCTTGACATTCAAGAATTCCGTTTTTTTCTTTTATTAACTTTTTGATTTTATTTCTTATATTTGAACCAACTTTAGAATGATTTTCTACAGTATAAATTTCTAATGTCTTTTTTGGAATCTCAAAAAATATTTTATTTTTATATTTAGCATTTAAAAGAGTATGATTTGAAACACCATACTTATCTATAATATATTATATATCATAACCATTGTCAAGGTCTTCACCTATCAATTTCCAATTATATCTCTTACCACAGGATAACGTTGGTAAACCAAGTTTTTTCTTATGATACGATAATGTAGCTTTAGAAATAGTTACAACGCTTTGTATTTCTTTAAAAGATTTACCTTCAATAAGATATTGTTTTATTAAATCAGACTGCATCAATTTCTCCGTTTTATTATTTATCTAACGGTAGAAATTGATGTGCTTAGATGGAGAAGTAGGATTCGAACCTACACAAGCATTTCCTGTTAATCGATTCAAAGTCGATTGTTTTACCAATTAAACTATTCTCCATCTAAGCACATTATTAAAAAATTGGCTCTGGACTCAGGGCTCGAACCTGTATTTCAACTTTCAGAGAGTTGCGTGCTGCCAATTACACCATTCCAGAATATACTCTTTATTTATAGACAAGTAAAGCAGTTTTTTTCATTTTCGGTGTAAAACACCTTTTTAATACCAAATGTAACAATTGCTCTCATGCATCCATCACAAGGCATAGAAATGCCAGTCACAAAAGGTCCGTTACGGCTTTCACGCTTGACACGCAGGCTATAAAGCTCGCACTTCTTAAAGTCGTCCTGATCGATATGACGCAGACCATTCTTGATAGCGTCAATTTCAGAATGAAGAAAAATAGCCTCAGAATTCTTTCCAAACTTCTTCTGGAAAGGATGAGATTTCATTTTGTTAAAGCCTACAGAAACAACAGTGTTCTTGTAGGTGATAATCGAGACGAGTCGAGCATTAGCCGCGACTTCATCAATCGCAATAGCCGACTTGAAAAGGAAATTAAAAATGTCGATCTTCTTCATTTTATACTCTCGATCTTCTTCAGTCTTTTTCTGACAGCAGCTTCAGAAACATTAAGGAACTCGGCAAATTTAGATTTGTTACCCTTAAATTCAGATTGAAACTTAGCAATAAATTCTTCGTTCGTCAAGAGAATTTTTAAACGCTTACCACCTTTTAATTTATTCTTAATTTTTTGATTTGCTCTTTCTTTTCGTTCGTCAATCTCACGTCTTGAATTTTGTATAAATTTATCATCAAAAATGGCATAATCATCAGGTAAACAAATATATCCTGCATGAAATTCTCTATGACAATTTGCACACAATAAAATACATTTTTTTAATTCTTCTGCAATTTTTGCAATAGCAACAGGATTAACTCTAATTTCACCAAATGTTAACTCCTTTAATTTAGGATTAATATGATGTAAATCTAAAGCGTTTTGACAACGATTATAACCACATATCTGACAACAACCACCCATATGTTCAATAATTAAAGATTTTGTTTTAATACGCCATCTAATTACACCTTCAGAATTTTTAGACAAAAAAATACTCCGTTGAAATTAATCTTCGGAGCATTTATAGTAAAATTCGAACCTTTTAAAAAATTAACTGGCTCTGAGGGTAGGAATCGAACCTACTCTCTTTTGGAGTCCTGCGATTAACAGTCGCGAGCCTTGCCATTCGGCCACCTCAGAGCCAGTTAATCTTAATTAAAGATTCATGCTTTATATTTATCCTACTTCCTTATCGATGTCAACAGATTTATTATCTATTCCAATTTTTTTTAATTCATTTGACAAAATTGCACCATATAAGCTACTGAAAAGAGTATAGATTCCGTTGAAGAAATTCTTGAGCCATTCTCCGAAGAAGGTTTCAATGAATGAAAACCACCAAAAACTAATCCAGAAAATGATTTCTGACTTATAATTAGAAACCTTCATAGAGTCAAGTGTGTCGTAAGATACTCTGGAATAATAAGCTTTAAAATTTAAATCTTTTTTGACAGCTAAATTATCATAATTAGCTTTTTTAACTTTAACTTCACCTATCCATTTCTTTACTTTTACATACCACATGAATATTGACCATAATACACCAATGGCAACATATGTAAATACGTACAGAATGGCTTTTACATAATTCTCAGAAAGCCATTGATAAGAATTTGATATTGGATTAAATCCAAAGTATGATAATAAAGCACTATAAAAAATAATTAATATCGGAAGTCCGATCCAAAATCTATAACTCAGAAAAATAAGAGTTAAAAAGAAAAATGCAAATAAATCTAAATCAAACGGTAAAAACACTTAATGATATCCTAAAATTGTTGCGACTGCTAATATTACTGCTAAAACACAAATTAAAAATACTGGCATTAATTATGGTCCATAAACTATAGTATAACCTAAAATATACAGCACAATTAATGTTATAAGTATAACAGTTATGCTTTCTTGTTTAACAGTCATTAATTCATACCAATGGCTTGCATATAAAGTGAAAGAATTTCTTCTTCTTCATGACGCTTATCACGATCTAGCTTACGGAGCTTGACAATAGTGCGTACAATCTTTACATCAAAGCCATTAGACTTTATTTCAACGTAAACGTCTTTAATGTCTTCGGCAATTACCTTCTTTTCTTCTTCAAGACGCTCAATACGCTCAATAAAAGAACGAAGATGACCTGAGTTTATTTCTTCTGTACCTGATACTTCTGTATTACTCATTTTCTTTATATTCTCCAAGAATTTGTTTCCATTTGTTAATTTCTTCTTCGTCTAAAATTTCCGTTCGGACTAATAGATAGTCTTTCAATGGAACAAGATCAGTCAGACCGAGTTCTATATCTGTAGATAGTTCCTCGTAGAAGTATTTTAAATCTTCATCCGGGGGAAATTTTTCAGTTACAATAACATGGAGTACATCAAATGTACAGACGTTACCATCTATTGATATAATATCATCGCTAATATCTACTGCTAAAGTTTTCCACATTAAATGTTATGCCCTTTTGTACTACCATCTGGAAATATAATAATTACAGCTTTATTACGTTTATTAGCGTAATCTACCGTATACCACGTTCCTCCTTTTGCTTGTCTCTCTATTTCTTTAGGAAATGCAAGCAAAAGTTCTGTTTCATTAACTATATTACGATTTCTCTGAAAATATGTTAAGGGAGGTCGATATTCATCAGATATGAAGTCTCCTATCAAATCTTTAATCATCGGAGGATGACATACAATGTGATAACTATATTGCCTTGCTATGGCAGCAACTTCAACGTCCACACCAATACAATTTCCATGATGAAATTCATATTTTTCTAATGGATTTCCTAAAGGAATATTGAATAATGCAGTATTAGCAAATTCTTTTTGGTCCTTACTAAGGCCATTACGAGTGCCTGTCACACCAATTTTCATGGCCATCTTCGTTTCCTTACAATAGGTTCACGCTTTGGTGGGATCATGACGAGCGAATTATCTTCATATCGTACAATGTCCCAACCTTCGTATCTTTCTTTAAATTTCTTAAAGAATTCGATATCAACTTTCGCTAGAATCTTCTTTATCATCATAATTTCCTGATAATTTATATTTGTTTTCAACAAATGTTTGGAATTCTTCATTTGCTAGAATTGGCTTCCAAAATTCTTTGGTAAATTGTGATGAACGATACTTATTACCATTATAAGTATACCATCCACCGCCGCCACCTTCTATCAATCCAAATTCCTTGGCTTCTTCAAGGAGGCCAGAAGTTTCATCTATACCACCATCGAAAAGGACTGTAAAGGCTAATTTTGCCTTTTCTCTTACAAATCGTGATTTTTCAATATGTAAGGTAAATTTATATCCTAATAATTCTTTATCTTTACCTTCACCCTCAGTCTCTTGAGCACGAGTAACAATAAGAACCTGATTAGCAATATACATAATAGCTGTACCACCGCCTACTACAGTCTTTGAATAATTCTCTAAAGTCTGATAAACGTGATTAATCATTACACAAGGAATTTCCTTACTTAAGAAGTAAGGAGAAACGACGCGAAGATAACTTCTAAGAGATTTAGCACGAGTCATGTCAGTAACAGATTTTTCTTCTATGGCGTCTTCAATTTCTTTATTTGAAGCAATAATACCCAAAGAATCTACAAGAAAGAATACGTGATCACCTTTTTCAATTTCTTCTAATCTCTTAACCATATCGAATTTCAATTCTTCAATATGAATTATGTCTCTAAGCAGAAGTACACGATCAGAATCAACTCCGACCATATCTAAATATTCTTTGGTGATGCCTCTTTCGATATCGTAAATAATTCCGATACCATCTGAAAACTTATCTAAGTAAGATTTTAAGAGTAAAAGTGAAAGTAAAGTCTTGAAAGTTCTGGACTCGCCAGCTAGAATTGTAAGACCCGGAACAAATCCACCGTTTAACTTACCAGAAAATGCTACATTGATAATAGGTACTGTAGTAGCCACTGTGTCGGCTTGCACATTAAATGCACTATCAGAAGCTAACGTAGATGTTATGTTTCCTGAACCGGCTCTTTGTAATCTTTCAATTAATGAACCACCAAGTTTTTCTTTTTTTGCCTTAACCAAACTTATTTTGCTCCGATTTTGTCTATATAATCGCCAGATGTATCTGACATTCGAGTACAATAGATTGAGGTTAAATGCCTAGTAATTGACATAGGAATTCTTCCTACAATTCTAATTACAGGATTTAGACCCTCATCTTCTGCAACCCATATTTGCGGTATTTGATTTGCAAACATTTTGAATCTATAAGCCTTGAAAAATTTCAAGATTAATTCAAATTCTTCTTCAGGTATAGATTCTGGTGGCTGTTTCCATGCCAGAATAAATGCATAATGTGCCATATTACTCCTTAGAGTTTACTATCATCAATAGTTATCATACCCTCGTTTGATGGATATGTCAACCTTTTCTTTCGATTTGTCAGAGTAAATTGTGCTGATATCAACAGACATAAAGCCAGAGGATCAAACACGAATCCTAAAATAAAAATAATCCATCTTACAATATTTTCCATTTGTTCTGGCGTTGGATTACCATAGACTGCATCAGCAATATATTTTAAAGGACCAAAATCAGCTTCTAATTTCTTATTGGAAACTTCTGCGGTTATCTTTTGATTCTTGAGTGTATCGAGTGTCGTTAAATGATCTGTCTTGGCCTTTACAAGGCTATCTCTCGTCTTTCGCTGGCTCTGTGCCTGTGCAAGTGAAGATGCTGCCCTGCCTGTGTCTGTGAGCTTCTGTAAGGCATTGTCGATTTGAGCAATCTGTTTATCTAAATCGGTAATGGTGTTAGTTTCGTTATCAATCTTCGATTGTACAATTTCTACTTGTGCATACTGAGTACTATTATTAACCTGTTGCTCGATATGAGCCTTTGAAAGGTAGCCGAACAGTCCAATATAATTAATGAACATGAGAATAACTATGGCGCTAATAAGATACGCCTTAATCAGACCCGGAACTTCTTTCCAATGGAAATGAAGAAAGCTGATAGAAGACAGCTTACCGACTTCTAACGCGATTCCCATAACGACAATTGACCAATAGGCAGACGGAAAGATTGCCGTCATGCCTGTTATACTAAAGAAAGCTGAAATACCTGATAATTCAAACGCTGCTAAGAATAAGATGATACTAAGAAATATTATAGATATTCTCCTAAAATTGCCGCTGTACAACCATAAACTTCACAACCAAGTCTTTTTGTTATTTCGTTAACAATATCACCAATAATTCTTTTCTTTTCTTCTTTATTACCTATATTATGATATACAGTATGTGTAGAATAATATAAAACTTCTTCAGCTAAATAAATGCCTAATAAACAAGCTACAAGACGTGTTGAATCTTTAGATTTCAACATAGAAAGCTTTATTTGTTCTTCATAAAGCCATACTAATTCTTGAATGGTAATCAATTTACTAGGATTTCTCGGATCATATTGTCTATTAAGCGTTGATGTAGTCATTGATTTTCTTCATTAAATTATTAATGATTGCTACACGATTGGGCCACTTGATGATAGGATTGCCGGGGTCTTTACGAAATTCTTCTAATAAAGGCCAGATAATTTCCTTGAGTCCAATAAGTTTAGCATTGGATTCTGAAAGCTTTGTATGTAAAGACTCGATGTTTTCTCTTTCAGAACGTTTTAATTCTTCTTCGGTAGTTGTTGAGAAACCAAAATCAAAAATTGAAAGTTTCTCGTTGTTTTCGTTATCCATTCTTTTCTAAGTCCTTTAATATATCTTCAAATTTATGATCTGTAATAGCATCATCAACAACATAATCAAGTATTTCTATTGCTTCATCTACTTCACTCATTATAATATACCCAAATAGTTGATGTAGAAAATCTTGTCTTGGACTAAGTTGAGTGTTCAAATCCTCTTGGATCATAATATTCTCCTTTAAAAAATATTTGAAATGGTTTTGGCATTATGACGTTTGGTGGTGCATCTGCGAACATAGGTGCAATATCCTTCACTTCATATCCTGCCAAACCGCATCCAATGCAAGTCAGATTGAATTCTAAATCTGGATTTTCTCTTGCTATGAAAAGAAAGTCTTGTACGTATTTATTAATTCTTTCAAGTGAAAGCGTTCTTATAAAGTGATCTTTTGTGGGGATTGCAAAAGAATTTCCTTGCAATCCCCAACCCTGACCATACTTTGCACCGTGCTCGACTTGAGCATAACCGGCTGCACCAGCACCATGACGACCGGCTTCATTAGACCCGAATACGAATATCTTTTTCATCAAAAATCCCTCGGATTAGATAAATGTAGCAAAGCAAAATCTAAATTACCCCAAACTACTGATAATTTTTGTCTAAGTTCTTGAACAGTATATTCTTTATGAAAGTCTACCGCTGAATGTTTAAACGCTTTCCTGACGTAAGATTCGATAGTATCAAGATTATCACAATGCTTTTCTCTTGGAGACTTAGCAAATTCTTTCTTTAATACTCGAATAGCTTCTTCTGCTAATTCTCTTTCACTTCCTTTAAAAGAAGGATTACGAGAAATATGAAATTTCTTTGGTGCTCCTGCTCCTGAAGGAACGAAGTATTCATCAATAACAATCTGTTCTGCTGACTTCTCATTCATAATGGTTCTTCCTGTAGTTCATAATAACGCTTTAAGAACATATGCTTAGCCTTCTTAGGGCTCCATAGCCCTAATTTAATATTTGCTGGCTCGATATCAGTCTTTTTCCAATGTGACTTGTTCATATTCTGATACTGCTCGGTTACAAGCATTTGTCGATCTGCTACCTTGATTTCAGGAGGATAAGGAAATTTGAATTTAAATCTTTTTGCAATAGACTCTTCAATTCGCTTTTCAATTGTTTCGAAATCATGTAGAAGATTCTTCAGAGGCTTATTCATGTCGCCGGTAAAGGCTTCTGAAGAATCGTGCATTAGACCCTCGTAGGCAAGCTCAGAAGGCACAAGATAACTTACCCAATAAGAATGCTCAGCAACGGAATAGAACTCCCTACACTGGCCTGCATAACGACAGGCCATGCTTAGTCCATGAGCGATATCCTCGATTGTGTACTTAGAATTATCAGGATCAAGAAAATCAAAATAATTTCCAGAATGTAGAAGAATTGTAGAAGCAGTAGGTTCTGCTCCAATTATTATTACATTGGAGTTAGATTCATTCTTATATCCAACATTTGTTACCCCATTAGCAAACATAGGAACAAACATTTTAGAATTCTTATAATTTCGTTCTTCTTTTTCTGCTGGTTCACACTCACAAATTTTATTAAGACCGCAAGAGCAGCCTCCACCTTGATCATACTTAGCCAAATTAGTCTCCAAAAATATCGTCGAGGGTATAAACCTTCTTTGTTTCCCATCCGACAGCATCACATACAGCCTGTAATGGCTGTATGAAAGTTTTATCGAATTGCAGATTGTAATCTACATAAGATGCAATGTCAAGTTCTTCTGGATTATCGTCTCCGATTGCAATCACATTTTGGTGTGTCGGATTAGGAAGCTTCAGATAACAAACCTTAATTTTATCGTGATCCTCGATTGGTCGATAACGATTAGTAAGATTTCGATCCTGAATAAACTTGTTATAAATCAATGCACCGCGAACATGCATAGGACAGCCCTTTTTGTATAGACGATCCTTATCGTAATACTCCTTAAGTCCTTGAACCGAAGAAGGTTTTGCGATATCCTCGAAACTCATATTGTAGAATTCTTTTCGAAATTCTTCAACATATTCTATAAGTTTTTGTCGATCCTTTTTAAAAATCAATTTAAATGTGTGCTCTAGAGCCTTACGACATTTCTTAGGTACAGAAGACCTTACAGTTTCCAGACCAGTGACTTTTAACTTAGGTTCTTTATAGTAAATACCTTCACTATAATCTACATTTAAACCATAACGCTTCTTTGCTGTAAAGAAAACTTGATCACAAACCTTTTCGAGTTTCATAGAAGTCTTTAACTCGAAAGCGTTCAATTTGTCGGCCAATTCCTGACAGACACTATCGATATATGGACACATTTCTTCCTCGGCAAACTTTACGATTGCCTTAATAGCCTCGTCCTTATCGACAATACCACTTTGAGTTATGAATTCCTTAAGTGTAATATAAGCAGAGTCGGTGTCACAATAGACTACATAAACAACGCCTTCAGTCTTGAATTTTTTATTCAAATACTTATTAATGCGATCTTCTACATACTTGATGGTTAGCTGACCAGTAAGAGTAATTCCTTCAGCAATAGCATTAGTAAACCAACGAAAATACTTATTGGCAATAGCACCGTAACCTGAGTTATTAATCAACTTGAATGCAGTCTGAAGATTCTTATGCTTTAGGAAAGTATTACGATTTTCATCGGTTTTTTCTTCTTCATATTTCTTTTCAGCAATAGCCTCAAGCTTACGAACACGTTTACGCTCGTCGAAGAATTCTTTCATGAGTGTAGGAACGAACCCTCGTTTGTCACGCTTGAATAGACATCCATTTGCAGTCATGCAATAATCACGACGCTTTAATTCGGCTGTCACTTCTGACATATCGCCATTGATAATTTTTTCAAACTGACGAGTTATGTTTTCCTTTTTAAAAGGAAACTGTTGCACAAAAGTATCAGGAGACATGTTATATTGCATAGCAATTGAAGGATACAAAGACGTAAAGTCTACTGAAACCACATATTCATAATAACCCGGTAAAGGCTCTTTTACGTAACCTCCTTCAATTCTGTAATCAGATTCCTTTACACTAATCTGAGGCACAACAATACGATTGTCCATAAGATAATTATGGACAATCACATCCCAAGGCTTAACAGTAGAAAGAGTATTTTCATAGTTTACTCTTTCAATATATGCAATGTTTACAATCTGTTCAATATAATGAAGTTTATTTTCAAGCTTTTCGATCAGAACAGCATCGTGAATATTGTAAGTATAGTAAAGTTGTGGATTTTGTACATAAAGGTTGTGTAGGCTTCCGTACTCGGAATAGTCAACCTTCTTCTCACCTAGTTCGTATTCTGCAATGAAGTCGAGCTTGTAAGATTCTCTTTCATTCACAGCAAACTTTTTGTAAGCTGCATAATAATCTATAATAGAAATTCCAAAGATTGAAAATGTCTGGACTATCTTACCTGTTCTCTGCTCGATTTCTTTTTCTTCAATAATTCCAAACGGAGAAAGTTTTTCGGCATATTGACCACCTAGAACGACAATGATACGATTAATTATATAAGGAATGTCGAACATTTCAATGTTCCATCCCGTAACGATATCAGGTTGCCATTCTACACTATTCCAAGCCTTTATAAACTTCAGAAGTAGTTCTCTCTCAGTATCACACTGGACATAGACTTTGGTTTCTGTGCTTTCATAGGGAAAATAGCCAAACGTAAGAGTCTTACCCTTCTTGGCTAAGGTAATGGCGGTAATCTGCTTGTCGGCCTTCTGTATGTCTGGAAAGCCATCTGAAGAATCTGTTTCAATGTCAGTGTTGACGATATTCAGTAGACCGAAATTAAACTCAAAACCTTTTTTAAAATTATCGTAAATGTAAGTATATTCAAAATCTGTAAAACCATAAATCTTATGTATATCTTTATTTTTATACAAATAACTTCGTGCTCGCTTCATGGAGTCGAAGTCGATACGCTTTGTTTTCTTACCATCAATAGTAGAATAATCCCCATTGAAATCTTCAATGAAAAGATAAGGTTCATAATGGGTTTCTTTTGAATAAATCTTTCCATCTTTGTAACCACGTTCAAAGATGGTGTCACCTTTCTTGGCGACGTATGTGTAAAAATGTGAAATGGTAATCTCCTAATTAAGCCTAATAACTTATCCTACAAGGAGGAATTTGTCAATAAAAAAGGGCCGAAGCCCTTAAATTATTAGTCCTGATGGAGTTGTCTTATAATGAAGATTCGAATAATTAAATCCTAATTTTTGAGCTTTCTTGACAGCCATATCAAATCTGAGCTTGGAAATTCCATCCCAAAATGCTATACCATTGATATGATCCATCTGCTGCTGAATAACTCGTGCTGTCATGCCTGTAAATGGCATTGTAAAGACTTCGCTACTAGGTGTAGCAAAACGAATACGAATATGCTTAGGACGCACTTTATCAATGACAAAACCCGGATAAGAAAAAGAAGTTTCCTCAAGGTCTACAGTTTCGTCAGAAAAATGAACAATTCGAGGATTGACAAAAACATAGGTAGGATCACCTACCGTAGCAAATATCTTATACTGATACCCGACCTGATTAGCTGACAGACCTAAAGCCATTTCTTTCCATAGTAATTCGGCTAACTCTACAGAAAAATCTTCCAGACTAAAAGGAGGATTTTGAAAATCCCATGCTTCTGCTGGTGTCAATAGCTTAGGTGTATTTTTTTTAATTTCTAATTTAAATGTCATTTACTTTCCAAAAAAAAGAGGGTAACAGAATTCGATATGACATTACGCCAACCTAGTCTGTCACCCTCCATAGAATCAATTCCAAGAACTTTCTTTTTTATCTTTCTTTTCATTGTCCCTTTTCTTCTTTCGATTATCACGATGACCTCTAAATTCATCTTTAGAGGGCTCGTAATCAACGACTTCTGGACTATGTTTTTTTAGATCAGTAAAGTTCTTTTTTTCTTTAAACATAATTATTTCGAATTATGCCTTTGTTGAACGCACTGAATATACACCCTTTGAAGCACCAATTCGCCAAACCTTCTGGTTTGAAATACCATACTGAGTTGCGATTTCACGAAGGGTCTTGCCCTTCTGAAGCTTCTTGACAATACTATCAATTGTACGTGTACGCATTATCTTTTCCTTTAGTTAAATTAAGATACGATCTGTATCTTTTTTTGCAGACTATCTGCAAAAACTGGTTATTACTTTAAATCGATGCCCGGATATGCAATTCCGGTTTATTCATCTGACTGATCTTCGTCATCTGGTTCTGTTGAGACTTCGGGGTCTTGTGGTTTAAGAGACATTGCTACCTTAAACAAAGTAGCAGCCTGCTTAATAGCTGCTTCAAAGTCATCAGGACTATGCTTAAAACCATCGACAATCCATGTCCATGGATATAGCAAGAATGTGTCAAGAATTACTGGCATTAGAACATTTGTAGCAATCTTATCATTGGCCTTGCCAAACTTTTGTACTGCTGCGTTCAAATCTGCCTGAAATTCAGCCACACTTTGTAATGATAGAAGAAAGTTACTGGTATCCTTAAGATTATCCTCAGTAACGTTTACGTTTGTATCTGACAATTTAGACCTTTCTAAAATTAAATTTTTGTGTGTTTATTTCTTCAATGATAGGTTTTGAAGCACATGATCCTTTTATTTCACGAATAAAAGTGCAAGCATCAGAAAAATTAGCAAAATCTTTTACTAACTCAATGACAACTCTATCTTTCTTGACTTCGTATCGAATACGATGCTTGATCATAACATTCTCCTACTATGAACTGGATATTCTATCAGATTATCCAATCTCTGTCAAGGTAGTTTTAAAGAACCTTATAAGGAATTTTATGACTCTATAACCTACATAGACAATAATTCCATAGTAGATACCATAAATTATGGCTATCATAGCAAAAAAGCTTAGTAAGAAACCAAGCATCATCAAAACACCAATTACGTTTTCCACGATATCACCTTTGTTATCATTTGTATCAACAATAACTGATTTTTTTATGGTTGTCAAGAATTAAATGGTGCTCCCACAAAGAATCGAACTTTGTTCTGCGGGTTACAAATCCGCTGCATCGCCAGCAATGCTTCAGGAGCCTATAATGGTGCCCTATGTAGGACTTGAACCTACACGGCCCTACCGGGCCGCCACATTTTGAGTGTGGTGCGTCTACCAATTCCACCAATAGGGCTTAATCTACTTTTCCTAATATAAATGTAAGACAAAGAATTGTCAATAAGAAAATAAAGCTTAAGAATTCTTTGTATTTATTACCAATAAGGACAGTATGTGCGAAATATATCATATTTAATATATCTAATATGATTAAAATTAAAAGATAAACCATTATTTATTACTTTCATTAGGTATACGAACCCATAAAGAAACTCTATCTCCTTTACCTGTTCTATCATATTTCTTAATGCCTTTACCCCCTAATACCATAGGGTCTTTCTTTATGAACTTCACCTTTTTGTGACCAAAATTTGGTCAATGCTTTAGAGTCTGTTTTTCCTAAATTAGTACCTAAATTTAATTCTTTATAATCTTTAGACTCCAAAGACAATTCATTATCCTGTTTTTGAGCAAGGTACTTATTCATCTTATCAAGGATTCCATTATTACGCAAGCTTTTAAATACGAGGTTGTCGAAAGAAAATTCACTACCAGACGCCAAAGCTGCCTTACGCATATTTTTTAATTTGTCCTTCATAATTTTAAATTCATGATCTGGTAACTCTTTTTCAATCATGTTATTGATTGTGTCTGTAAATTCGTCTACCTTGTTCTTTAAGGCGTCGTCGTGCTTAAAGTCATACTTACCGTGTTCTGGTTTCAGCACCCACTTGTTATTCAACAAGGAGTATACGCCAGATGCAACCAATTTATCATCTACATCCTGAGCATACAACTCTACCGTGTAACCACGAACTTTTATGTTACGTGACTTTGACCACAGAGTTTTCTTATCGGATAGATAGTCGTCTATTAAATCAGGATCAGACTTTCCTGTCAAGACTTTTTTATCGATAACGATATGAACGTCGATGTCTGAATATTTTGTATAATTGTACTGAGCGTTACCACCAGTAAAAATGATATCCTTCACGATATCATTAGGAATTTTTGAAAACTTCTGCCATGTTTCGGCGATCTTCAATAGAGTCATTCGAACTTCAGGACGAAGGATTTCTCCATCAAAAAGTTTTTGATTCAGAGTTTTGTGATATTCTAGTAAGGATTCGTTTACATTTTCAATAAGAGTAGGTAGTAAATTTCCTGTTCCAATTTTGATTCCTAGACGATCAGTAGTCA